TCGATTCGTTTACAGTATCTTCATATTGTCTATTTGAAATTGAAGTAGCTCCAGGAACATCACTACTTACAATAAATCCATTATAGTCAACATAGTGGTGAACATCATCAGAAGCATCACCATATTTGTCGCTTACAAATTGATCAAGCGCAACTTGAGTAAGTGGCCAATCTGCAAGATAATCATATCTTTCATTTGCTAACATTACAATCCAATGATATTGTGCATTGCCATAAACTTTTTCAGCAACAATTTCTGGAGTTTCACCATCAACAATATCATAGTAATCATATACAGTAACATTTGCTAATACATCTCTACGGAAACGAATATTTCTAGTAATATCAGTTAATGCTAATGCTTTAGTCTGAGTTTGTTGGTGAGTAAATGGAGCAGAAACTGTAACGAATGGTGGTGACGCATATCCAGTTCCAGGTTCTGTTATAACAACGTCAGTAATAACACCTGAATTAATGACAGCAAAAGCAGTTGCTGCCAAATCTCCAGTTTCTGGAGCAGAAAATGTAATTGTTGCATTAACATATCCTGAACCACCATTAACAATATTTACAGCACCAACTGTTTGGCCAGCTAAATCTGCAGTTAATACTGCTTGCGTTCCAGAACCGACTGTTGTTGTAATATCAAAATCATAAAGGAACTGCGGGAAATTTTTAAAATACATTATAGACCATCCTTAACTTTATCTTTGGTAAGAAGGGCAAGTTCGCGGAATGAAAGTGTAATATCAATTTGAGTTGGCATACCATCATCAAATGTATTGAACATGCCATTTGGGGCGTAGTTAATTGCAAGATCAGTTAATACACAAGAAGTGTGACGATGAATCTTATCATTTTGTTTACCACCAGTATAATAAAAAATATCAAACTCAGATGGATAAATATAAACGAAATTATTAGAATCTTTAAATTCTGGATGCATATGTAATTTGAACTGTTTAATAATGTTCATTACATTTTGCGCTTCTGTTGAATTTCTTGGAAAAAACTTATAGTCAAAACTAAATGTTCTAAAATGAACACCTTTAAATACTTGTTCCTTTTTAGGATTTGCTGCAAGACCAGTAGCGACTGAATTGCCAGCACCCTGTGGTCCTTTGGATAATGCGAGGTTGGTTAAAATATCTGCACCAACTCCAGTAACATCACTATCTTTACCTTTACTTTGAAGTGCTTTCATTATTTCACCACCAACTGCACCAGCCATCGCTAATGCTGAAGTATCTTCGTCACTCCACTCAACACCATAATTAATTGCTAGGTTATTTGGTATATGTAAAGCAATAGCAGTCTTTAATCGTTTCTGACTTCGTTTAGCATCTGGTGCATTTAATGCAACTACGCCACCAACTACGCCACCAACTACGCCACCTTTAACAGCACCAACACCAGCACCTTTAAGATCGCCAGTCATTAATCCACCAGCAATAGCACCCTCAACCGCAGTAGCACCTACGTTTGCTCCAACTAATTGTTTGCTAGATAACCCCATACCAACCAAATCACCACGATCTCTAGGTGTATTGTCTTCAACTGTTGGCGTAGCATCTCTGGTAATCAACTTTGAATCGATTGATACATTAATATAGAAAATAGCGTAGTTTCCACCGTAAATCCCCTCTGGTGACATAAGGTCGCTTGGATATGAATAATTTTGAATATCATACATACCAGCATTGAATTCGGATGGTCCACCTCTTGCAGTATACAGGTTTGTTTTGGTAGAAGCTGGTGGTGCGTTAGTTAATAGTCCACCTGATGTAGCATTTTCAACACTATCTGGTGTGCTAGATATAACATTACCTAATTCGTCGTATGTAGTTGGCATTTATTTTCTCTAAATAATAGTATTATTACCTATTCTATTTCTTATTTATGTTCCATAAAAGATTCTTTAAACCTTTGCATCCAGAAAAATACTCTGGAGATCCGACTAATATCATAATGCGATCTAGTTGGGAGACCCGATTCGCTTCTTGGTGTGATAAAAACCCAAGTATAGTAAAATGGCAGTCAGAAGAAACTGTCGTTCCATATCGCTGCCCAACTGATAACAGAATACATCGGTATTTTGTTGATTTTCAAATTCAAGTATTACAAACAAATGGTAAATTAAAGCGATATTTGGTTGAAGTAAAACCAGCTAAACAATGTTCTCCACCTGTGTATCCTGGAAAACAAACTAAGCGTTATCTAGCTGAATCTGTTACATATATTAAAAATCAAGCAAAATGGAAAGCAGCAACCGAATATGCTAAAGATCGTGGATGGGAATTTAAAATTATAACAGAAAAAGAACTTGGGCTTACTTAACCTAAATAAAGAATATGGCTATTAAGAAACCAATTCAAGACGTTTTTGACCAAAATAAATACGATCTCTTAACTGCGGTAAAGAGATCTAGAGGTTGGTTTGAAAAACAAGTTGCCGCAATGGCTCAGCAAAACATCACTCCCAATAAAGTGTTGAAGGGTGAGCCATCAGATATGCGAACTTCAATTGTTCCAGGGTCTTTGTATATGTATATTTATGACCCAAAAACCAAAGAAGATTTGCCATATTATGATAGATTCCCTTTGGTATTTCCTTTTAGAAAAACCCAAGATGGTTTCTATGGATTAAATATGCATTATTTACCATACGATTTACGTATTAAATTGCTTGATCAACTTCTAGTTTTTAAAAGCAATAGTCGTTGGGATGAAACAACAAAGATTAAATATAGCTGGGCATTAATAGATGGCGTTTCCCGTTTTGCTCCAGCGAAACCTTGCGTGAAGCAGTATTTAAATGGTCATGTAAGAAGTCAATTTAGACAAATCTATTCAGAGGATTGGGCAACTGCTATGTTATTACCAGTTGAAAGATTTGTTGGTGCATCTAAACAACAAGTCTGGTCAGAATCCAGAAAAATTACAAGAAGAGCATAATGGCAAACTCTCCAATAAACGATTTTATTTCTTCAATTAAAGCTAATGGTCTTTCTAGAACAAACCGATATGCGGTAATGTTTGGAAATACACCATGGGCAGAATCAGCATTAACAAAGAATACAGTATTATTTTGTGACCAAATCCAGTTGCCTGGAACAAATTTTAATACAACTGATATGAGAACATATGGCGAAATTAGAAAAGCACCATATGAAAGATTATATGAAGACATTAATATGTCGTTTTATGTTGATACTGATATGTCTGTAAAATTATTTTTTGATTTTTGGATGGAACATATTCAAAATCCAGTTTCTCGTAATTTTAATTATTATGAGAATTATACTTCAGATATTGTTATTGAAGTTCAGGATTTACAAAATCAAACAAGATATAATATGAAAATGTTTGAAGCATTTCCAAAAAGTATTGGTGCAGTTCAGATGGATTATAATGCCAAAGATGTTATGAAGTTATCTGTTAATTTTGCCTACAAATATTATCACGTCGGAGCATTAGAAGGTCTTCAACAACAAGATGTTATTGGATATCCAGGAGTAAATGATCTCAGTCATGACCCATTAAATGTTCTAACAAATAGATTACAAAATTTTGCTATCGGTTCTATCGGTGCATATGGTGTTTCTAAAATACCGTCATTAACTAAAAATTTACCATCAATAAAGTTTTAAGGAATTAAAATGGCAGAGAAAAAGGAAAAAGACGAAGATTGGATGCAAAAGAAATGGCGTCCAGCTATGGGCTGGATGTATATGTTGATATGTCTATTAGACATGGGCATATTTCCAATTCTTTGGGCAGTTGTTCAAACATTAAATCACCAACCATTAATTCAATGGAATCCATTAACTCTCCAGGGTGCTGGTTTATTTCATATAGCAATGGGAGCAGTTTTAGGTATTAGTGCGTTTGGTCGCACACAAGAAAAATTAGCAGGTACTGCGGCAAATCCAACAGCTACTTCACAAACTATGACAAACAATACAAATATGTCAGGTGTTCCTAGCGGGATGCAAGGTGGTATGGGTGGTGCTGGAGGATTTGGTGGAAATACAGGAATGGGTGGTGCTGGAGGATTTGGTGGATCAACAGGTGGTTTCGGAGGAGCAGGAAATGGCGGATTCGGTGGTTCATCAATGGGCAGCACTCCAGCATTTGGCGCATCTACGCCAGGAGGATTCGGTGGGGGTGGTTTCGGTAGTTCACCAAGTCCAGCGCCAGCAGCAGGCGCAGGTGGGTTTGGTAGTCCAGCAGCAACAGGCGCAGGTAGTTTTGGAAGCGCACCTACAACAACTCCAGCGCCAGCAGCAGTAACCCCTGTTTTACACCCCAGTGACCCACAAACAAGAAATACTAGAAACGATCTATAAATATGAAAATTGATGATACATTATCAGAGGTGTTTAATATGACACCTCCAAAATCTAAATGTGAGGTAAGCGAAGTGATTGATAATACTACTGGTGAAATTCTACAAACACCAGAAAGTAAAATTGAAACCGACTACGAAACTACTAGAGCAAATCTGCGCGAGCTTCTTATTACTGGACAGAATGCTTTATATTCTGCTCTTGAAGTAGCTAAACAATCTGAACATCCACGTGCTTTTGAGGTTGTGGGTAATCTTATGAAACAATTGGCTGATGTAAACCAACAACTATTAGATATACATCAGCAAAAACAAAAATTAGATGCACCAAAGAAAGGTGCTGATAAAGTAACGAATAATGCTATCTTTGTTGGTAGCACTGCTGAGTTGAATAAGTTAATTAAGAATATGTCTAAAGGAGAATAATTATGGCATTGCCAGTAATGAGTACACCAATTTATAATTTGGTGATACCTTCTACTAAAAAAAGTGTTAAGTATCGTCCGTTTTTAGTAAAAGAAGAAAAGGCAATTTTAATTGCGCAACAAAGTGAAGATACTGTTATTATGGTAGATACGCTTAAGAGTGTAATCAGATCTTGTATTTTAGATAAAATTGATCCAAATGATTTAGCTACATTTGATCTTGAGTATATCTTTACTCAAATTCGAGCAAAATCTGTTGGTGAAACTGTTGAACTATTATTTCCGTGTGATAATGACCATGGGGATCAAAACGATAAAGCCAAGGTAAAGATCTCAATTGATTTAACTAAAATTTCTGTTGAAACTCCAGAAAATCATAATGCAAAAATAGATTTATTTGGTGATGTTGGTATTGTAATGAAATATCCAACAATTGAAATTATGAGTAAGTTAGAAAAAACTGATACTGATGATCTAGATAATATTTTTAATATTATAGCTGAGTGTGTAAATTATATTTACGAAGGCGATAAACTACACTACGCTAAAGAACAAAAGAAAGAAGATCTAATTGAATTCTTGGGTAATCTAAATTCTGAGCAATTTATAAAAGTCCAAGAATTCTTTTCAACTATACCAAGGATTAAAAAAGATGTTGAATACGACTGTCCAATATGTGGCAAACATCATATTAAAACCTTGGAGGGAATGCAAAGTTTTTTTTAATTAATCTCTGCCATGAAAGTCTAGCGAATTATTATAAAATGAATTTCGCTTTGATGCAGTACCACAAATACTCTCTAGCAGAGATTGAAAATATGATTCCTTTTGAAAGAGAAGTTTACGTTGCTATGTTAATACAGTATTTAGAAGAAGAAAAACAAAGAATAGAAACAAACAAGAGATAAACTAAAATGGCAAAACGCACAGGTAACAGTTCAGTAAATTCTAGTATCAGACAACAGACACAGTCTAATGCTGAGGGATTAGATAATCTACTGGCAGCACAACAGGCTTCTCTTGGTGAACTATCTTCAATTAGAAAGCTGATGGAACTATCTAAAGACCGTGAGAAAATTCAGAAAAATGCTAATGGTGGTATTGATGTTTCCAAAATCCAAGAACAAATTCTAGATACCGCAAAACAACAGTTAAAAGGTAGCAAAACATTTTGGAAAACTAGAGAAGAAATGGACAGGATTGCTTATCAAGAATCTGATAAGATTGCTGAGTTAGCAAAGGCGATGAATACTAGTGGTAATTTTCTACAAAAACTTGGTGACTCTTTAACTCAAAAGAAAGAGGG